GGGAGAAAGTATTGCGATGTGATAATACAAAGATGGCAAAACTATACTGGCAACAATGCAGTATTAGAATCAACTGATGAATTATACAATCAACTGCAAAAATAATTCAATTAGTAATAAATAACACTTATAAGGTATCATTTACAAAAACATACAAAAAATGACTAACAAAAAACCTAAATACAAAAAAATAACCAATGAACTTAAAGAGCTAATGAGAGTATCTTATGTTCAAGGGGATATTGATCCTCAAGGCTTTAGAAGGTTATCAACCATAGATGATTTAGCCAATGATAATATGCTTTCTAAAAATACTCTGTATAAGTTAGCTCAGAGGGAAAATTGGAAAATACAACAAGAAAAGTTCCAAAAAGAATATGAAGATAAATTAGATATACAAAGAATAAAAGAGTTCTCTATAGAGTCTAAAAAGTTTGATTCAGCGTGTATTAATATTGCTAAAGCACTACTAGCAAAGGTTGGAAATTTAATAAGAAATAGTCAACATGCTAGTATTAAAGACTTTACTCCTGAACAGTTAGACAAATTAGCAGGTGCAGCTATAAAAACACAAAAATTTGCTAAATTAGCACTCGGAGAATCAACGGATAATATAAATCTAAATGCAAACTTACAAGAAAATGACTCCTTCAGAAGAGCTATGGAGCTGCTTGACTCAGTTGAAAACAGCAGAAGCCCAAGCGATAGCACTACGCACTGATTGGTTAGAAACAGCTAGAGATAAACAATTACAACCTAAAGTAGCCCATTACATATGGCTAATACTTGCAGGGCGTGGTTGGGGTAAAACAAGAACAGGTGCTCAAGATATAGCCCTATATGCTTTACGAAATCCTAATAGTAGTTGTGCTGTAGTTGCTCCAACACATGGAGATTTGCGAAGGGTATGCTTTGGTGGACCGAGTGGGCTAGTGTCTATAATACCCAAAGAATGTTTTATTCAATCAAGCGATCAAAAAGGTTACTCATCTAGCGTTGCAGAGATTAGACTATTTAATGGATCTAAAATAACTGGGTATGCAGCTCAAGAGCCTGAACGACTTAGAGGTCCTCAGTTTCATAGAGCTTGGTGTGATGAAGTAGCATCATGGAGATATCCTGAAGCCTTTGACCAGCTTATGTTTGGATTAAGGTTAGGTGACAACCCTCAGTGCGTTATAACAACGACTCCGAAACCAAATAAACTTATAAAAGACTTAGTAGCTAGAAAAGACTGTTATGTCACTAGTGGCTCAACATTTGAGAACGAAGCTAACTTAGCTGCTTCTGCATTGAAGATGTTAAAAGAAAAGTATGAAGGAACTAACTTAGGTCGGCAGGAACTCTATGCAGAGATTATAGATGCTTATGAAGGAGCTTTATGGAAGCCTGAATTAATAGAGGAAGCTAGAGTGCAAGATAAACCAACTATGACACGAATCATTGTGGCTATTGACCCTGCTGTTACTAATAACCCTGACTCAGATGAAACAGGTATCATAGTTGTTGGTAAGGCTAATAATGAGTATTATGTCTTAGATGATGTATCAGGAAAGCATTCTCCTGATGCATGGGCAAGGAAAGCTATCAATGCTTATTATGATTGGGAAGCCGATCTTATTGTTGCAGAGGTAAATAACGGTGGTGACTTGGTAGAGAAAATGTTGCGTATTTCTGATGATAATATATCTTATAGAAGTGTTAGAGCTACTCGTGGTAAGATATTAAGAGCAGAGCCTGTGGCAGCTCTATATGAACAAAGAAGGGTACACCATGTAGGTGTTTATCCACAGTTGGAAGAACAGATGTGTAGCTATACAGGAGAAGCTAATAGTGGCTCACCTGATAGACTTGATGCCTTAGTATGGGCTATTACTGAATTAAGCAAGTCACAAGGACAAGTAAACTGGAGAATTAGCTAATGGCACAACGAACAATATTTGAAAGACTTTTTAATACAAAGACTGCAGAAACAAAAAATTCAAACATGATGGGTTACTTTGGTGTTGGCACTGAAGAAACAAAAGTATATACCTATCAACAATTAGCAAAAGAAGGTTATCTAAAAAACGCTATTGTATATAGATGCGTTAATGAGATATCAAAAGGTGCAAGTGCTGTACCTCTATTACTAAAGAATGGAGATGAAATCGTTGAACAACATCCACTCATTGATCTACTCAATAGACCCAATCCACTACAATCATACTCAGAGTTTTTTAATAGCCTATTTGGTTATGTTCTTCTTGGTGGTAATGCTTACATCCTTAAAGTAGGTTCAGATATGGGTACTCCTCAAGAGTTGCACCAGTTAAGACCTGACAGAATGGTTATAAAAGGTAGTGGTAACCCAATACCTGATAGATACGAATATGTAGTTAATGGCAGAGTTCAAAAGACTTACAAGGTAGATCAAGTAAACGGATATAGTGAAGTTAAGCACGTTAAGTTATGGAATCCACTAGATGACTATTACGGACTATCTCCTATGAGTGCTGCTGCTGTAGAAGTAGATCAGTTTAATATGTCTAGTAAACATAATGTAAACCTACTGCAAAATGGAGCAAGACCAAGTGGAGCAGTTATATTTAAGCCACAGGATGATGCAGGGTTTGCTGCTAACCTAAGTGAATCACAAAGACAGCAATTACTTACCGATCTAAACAATAGATTCAGTGGAGCAGGTAATGCAGGAAGACCAATGCTTCTTGAAGGAGACTTTGACTGGAAAGAGATGGGTCTTACTCCTAAAGATATGGACTTTCATAGATTAAAGAACATGGCTGCTACTGATATAGCTTTATGTTTTGGCGTTCCTAGTCAGCTTGTAGGCGTTCCTGATGCTCAGACCTATGCTAATGTATCAGAAGCAAGACTTGCTCTATACGAAGAAACTATCATTCCACATCTAAGAAAGATTCAATCAGACCTTAACGAATGGTTAGTTCCTCTATATGACGATAGACTAAAGCTAGAGTTTGATATTGATTCAATCCCTGCCCTATCAGAAAGAAAAAGAAAGACTTATGAGAATGTTACCAGTGCAGTTCGTGAAGGCATCATGACTCGTAATGAAGCAAGAGAGCAAATAGGTCTATCTCCTGTAGATGGTGCTGATGGTCTTTATATATCAGCTAACCTATTCCCATTAACAGATGAAGCTGTTCCTGAAGTAGAAAACCCAATCAATGACGAGGATTTAGAAGACTATGAAGAAGAAGATAAAGGAATGGATGAAGAGATTGCTAACCTACTTGATGATGAAGTAAACAAAAAAGCAGTTAGTGATATAGATACAGTTCCTACTGATGCAATGGCAACAGAAGCACAAAGAGGTTTGAACTGGAGAAGAGAATTTAAAAGAGGTGGCACTTCAATCGGTGTTGCTAGAGCCAATCAATTAATAGATAAAGAAAACCTATCGCCTGATACTGTAAAGAGAATGTACAGTTATTTCAGTAGGCATGAAGTTGATAAGCAAGGTAAGGGATTTAAGAAAGGTTCAGAAGGCTACCCAAGTGCAGGAAGAATTGCATGGGCTTTATGGGGTGGTGATGCAGGATTTGGATGGTCAAGAAAAGTGAGAAACCAAATAGAGAATGAATTAGATGGTAAAGCAGAAGCAGGAAGTCTAAAAATAGGTGATATGGTTTCTTGGAATAGTTCAGGTGGAAGAGCAAGAGGTAAGATTAAAAGGATAGTAAATACAGGAACTCTACAAGTACCTGATACAGATTTTAGTCTTAATGCCACAGAAGAGAATCCAGCAGCTCTTATAACAGTCTATCAAGGTGGTGAGCCTTCAGATGTAACAGTAGGACATAGGTTTAGTACATTAAGAAAGGTTTAGATGAAACCCTTGGCGAATAGCTTTAATAATTTCAGACAGGGAAGGATTAATTCTAGGGCAGAAGCTAGAAAACAATTAGTATTTAGAAATAACCTAGAAAAAAGATTCTTCAGACAGCTCACAAGCCTATTTAACAAGTTCGTTAATACCAATCTATACCTCTATAGTGAATTTGGTCAGTACGAACCATCA